GTTCTATTCGCAGCGTTAGCATTACAGGCAATAACTAATTCAGTAGTGCCATCAACATCTCCAGTGACGATTACATAATCTCCAGTTTTGCGTAGGATGTTAGATGCAGCAGCGGCCACAGTCGACCAACTCATCACTCCAGATCCATTGTTCTGTAGATATTGACTAGCTGTAGCGTTAGAAGCGGGAAGTGTCAGAGGGGTTAAAGACCCACCTGTTTTTTCTAGTTGGTCTAATACAAGTTTTGCTACCATAATGTTATCCTCAAATAAGTTTTAGTGTGGTAGTGCTAGAAAGTGTCATAGTGACATCCCCACCGCCGTCGATAATAGAAATTGGTCCAGATAAAAACGCGTTCTGTGTTGTAGGTATGTTGAACGTCGTGTTTGATGTTATCTCTGTATAGTTATAGAAAACATCGCCCTCTGTCGTGATGGCCCCCACTGTTACAGCATCCCAATCAATATTAGTAGAACTAGACTTCTTTAAAAACTGACCGTTGCTCCTCCTACTGCAACTAATAATATACAGGTCGTTCAACTTGGTTTGCTCAGAGATGTTGCAACTCCGGGTGATGATACCGTTAAAGTGGCTCAATTAGATACGGATAGTGCAGGAACAACGGGTCAGTTTTTAAAGAAGTCTAGTTCTACTAATATTGATTGGGATGCTGTAACAGTAGGAGCTATCACGACAGAGGGTGATTACTTCTACAATTACAACACTATTTCGTCAACAATGACAACTACGGTAGCATCTACCAAAGCAGCGTTTGTTGCTGGCCCCATCACAATCACTGGCAGTGCTGTATGGACAATTGCCGGTGAATTAACAATGATCTGAGGAAAACATTATGGCAGGAACACTCAAACTAACCGACATTGAAGCGTCATCTGGAAGCACTATTACAGTTGCTCCTGCTACAACGCTATCGCTTTCAGCAGACAAGTTATCTGTGGGTGGTGTCCTCCTTAGTCAAGGCAGTACTGCCGTAAACGTATTAACCGCAGCAAGCACTGACTTAGCAGATGCAACTCATACTGCTATGTGGACTGGCAAGTCTCACGCAATTTTCCCTGTTGATGCTTCTGGGGGTGCGAAAACAGTACAACTACCGGCGCCGGATGTGGCAGGGAGGTCTACTGTATCAATAACCATTTCTGTTAAAGCAACAACTGCGACCGCTACTCCCAATACCGTAACAGTCAACAATTCTTCTGGTGCTGAGATTTTTACGCTTTATTACACTGGCGACCATGTTGAGTTTGTATCGGATGGAACCAATGATATAAGAACGGGTAACGAACACATCTCTGCAAAAGGATTTCTTTTTAGAACTAGCAATTTGAGTATGTCGGGTAACACGGTAATTAACTTGTTTTCCGCAGGCGTTTACACCGAAAGGTACAATTATGGTAGTTGGTTTACTACAGCAAATTACTGCGTCATCGTCCCATTTGCGTGTCGCATATTAGTAGAGAGTCTTGTGTATATCGACTCAACGGCCAACCAAGGTATTACTCCAGCAATAAGGTATTACGTCAGCGGCCGCGGATCAAATGATTGGATATTTTACACGAATGACAAAATAAACGATCCTGTTTCCAATCTAACGCCAAGTTGTATACATGATTTTAATGCTGGCGATGAAATTGAATTCAATGCATTTAACTTAATGGTGGCTACCGCCCAGACCATTGTAGGCAGTGTTAATGGTTATTATAGTGGTTGCTATGGGAAATGGACTGTTTTGAGGCGTTTCTAAAATGTATGAAGAATTAGGAAATCAATTAGGCGCCGCTATATATTATTTTGCGGGAACCGATGGGTATATGGTTACGTCTACTGAGGGCGGGAAACTTACTTTGGAGTGGTATAAAGACGAACCAGAACCTACCTTAGAGCAGTTGCAAGAAGCCTTATGGAAAGGTAGTTGGGAACAGACTCGTACACGCCGTAATGAACTCCTCGCTGTAACAGACTTCTACGCTTTAACTGACGTACCTATGTCTGCTGATATGACAACCTATCGTCAAGCATTGCGTGATGTTCCAGCAAGTGTGGAGAATTCTGAAGACGTAGTATGGCCTGAGAAACCCTAATGGCATTAGGCATTTGGAATGTAACATGGGATTCCACAGAGGCTGCTGTTCAGTGGGATGCGGCTGTAGGAACTTGGGGTGATTCTGGTTGGTATCTTAGCGGAACTGTAACTTTAACTGGTTACGCTCCTAATCTTCCGGTTGTCAGAGATATACCAACTGCTGATTTAACGCTTATTCCTTATGCTCCATTAGCTGTTGAAAATAAAACTATAACTATTTCTAAGGGCGATATAACTCTTACAGGTTATATTCCGTCTGCATTAGAAGGTTCTATAGCAAGACCCGGAAAGGGTGACTTAACTTTAACTAGTACAGCCCCAACAATAGGTCAGACATTTAGTTTTAATATTGGTGGGAACTTAGTTCTTGTAGAAAGGGTTCCTGATGTTCAACATAGAGCGCCCTTGTATACGGCTGAGGTGAATATATTTTAATCATGGATAAAGTTAAACAATGGAGTTGGTCAGAAGTTGCTTATAAGGTTGACCCTGAATTAAGCGCCCCAGTAGTCACTTATAAATTCAATAATGGAGCAAGGGTTTTCTATAAAACCAAAAGAAATGGAACTAGAAAAAGCAGATAAATATATTGGTTCGGACTTCACTAGAGCAAAGAATACAGCCGAAATGTTGGAGAAGAAATATCCCGGTTGGTTATGGGCCGTTCATACAATGGATGGGGTTGTGGTTGTTAAATCAATGAGGCTTTCTGGTAATTGGGGTTTTGTTCTTCATGAGAATAAAATCGATAATGATTATAAAGCTGTTGTTAATGCGGGTGGAGAAATGCTTGAAAGATTTAGAATGTCTAGAGGGGAGTTTAATCAGGACAAATATCTTACCGATTTAACTATGGATCATAGAGGTCAATTGAACGGAGACTTTTCCTGATGTCGTTAATTAATCCTCAACCTCCATTAGAGGGTTCAGCGCCAATGTCTTTGGATGACGACACTCCAAATGAAAACAAATGGATAAGGATGGCTCGTCAAATATATGAAGGGTCCACAGAGTATATTGATGCTAATTTAAGATATCAGTGGGAAAAGAGTTTGTCGATGTTTAACAACAAACATCCTGCTGGCTCTAAATACCTTACCGGGGCTTACGAAAAGAGATCAAGATTTTTTAGGCCAAAGACAAGAAGCGCTGTCCGAAGTTTGCAGTCCGCTATGTCGGTTGCTTTCTTTACTAATGAGGATGTGGTCAGCATAGAGCCTTCTAATGCGAATGATCCTCAACAGGCTGCTGCGGCTGTTATTGCTCAATCAATTATGCAATATAGATTGACTAATACGATTCCTTGGTTTCAGATAATGACTGCTGCTATACAGGATGCGGCAGTTCAAGGAGTTTGTATTTCTCACCAGTATTGGGATTTTGAGGAAAAAGAAGAGACTTATGTTCAAGTAGATAATGATAATGAGCCTCTTATGGATGAAGAGGGAAATGAGCAAACTCACGAACAGATTACAACTTTATCTGATCATCCTGTTATTGAATTGATATCTCCAGAGAATATAAGGATTGATCCTGCGTCTGATTGGTCGAATCCAATTAAATCTTCTCCTTATATAATACATTTGATTCCAATGTATTTGCAGGATATAAGGCAGAAAATGGACGCTGGTGAATGGAATGAAATTTCTGATGAGGCTTTAATAGCATCAGCTTCTGAAGCGGATACAGAGAATACAACTCGATTGGTTCGTGATGAGCCTCGAATGGACCCATTAGAAAATGACACTGAATTTGGAGAGATAAGAGATTTCTGGATTATATGGATTCATAAGAATATTATAAAAAAAGACGGTATTGATTGGTGTTATTTTACTGCTGGAACAGAGCATATGTTAACCGATCCCAAACCACTTAATGAGATGTATCCTTGGTTGAGGGATGGGGAAAGACCTTATGTTATGGGTTGCGTCAATATTGAAGCGCATAAGATTTATCCATCAGGCACAGTAGAATTAACACAGGAATTGCAATCTGCTGCTAACGACATTTGGAATCAGAGATTCGATAATGTTAAGTTAGCGATGAATAAGCGGTATCATATACGCAGGGATAGGAATATTGATCTTGATGCTTTATTTAGATCGGTTCCCGGCGGCGCTGTTGAAATGGATGATCCTGATACAGATGTCAGGGTAATAGAAACCAGAGATGTTACTGGTTCTGCTTACGCTGAACAAGACAGGATTAATATGGATTTTGATGAGTTGCAAGGCAACTTTTCTACTTCTACTGTACAAGGCGCTAGATCATTGAACGAGACTGTAGGAGGGATGAATCTTCTTGCGGGTAGTAGTGGGCAAATTGCAGAGTATACATTAAGAACTTTTGCTGATACTTGGGTTCAGAATGTTTTAAAACAATTGTTACGTCTTGAGCAATATTATGAGACTGATCCCGTGATTTTAGCTGTGGCTGGACAAGCGGCTCAGAAACGAAAGTTTTCTTTTAATATTGATGATACGATGGATGAGTTGTTAAGACAGGAAGTATTATTGAAGGTTAATGTTGGTCTGAATGCTACTGACCCAATAAAGAAAGTTCAAAATCTGTTATACGGGGTTCAAACATTAGCTGCCTTCCCCGGCGTTCCTGAAAGTATAAATTTGGCTGAGTTATCAAAAGAAATTTTTGGTCAGTTGGGATACAAGGATGGAAGTCGATTTATAAATATAAATGAAGAGGCCGACCCACAAGTGCAACAATTACAACAGCAATTGCAAGAATTGCAACAAATGGTTGAAACAGATCAAATAAAGATTCAAGGCAAAATGCAAGTACAACAGTCTAAGAATGAAGGAGCTACTAATGTGGCTCAGATTCGTTCTCAATCTGATATAGAAAGGGAATTGATACAGCAGGACACGGATATTCGTGAGGCAGAAATTCGTCATCAGGATGCTGTAACTAGAAGAGGTGAATTGATGTTACAAAGGGATGCGTTATTAAATCAAATGTCTGAAACGGAAATGGAGAGGGAATTAGAATTAAGAGCTGGTGGTAAAGCGGGAACATTGAGTAGAGACAAATATAACAAAATTCCGTTTGCGGTTGGTTAATGGAATATTATAATCCGGCTGAGGCCAATATAGAAGAATTTGTAAAAAGAATTCGTATTAGTTCAAAAACAAGAGAATTTGTAAGAACTCCAACTGGAGAGGCTGTTATGCAAAAAGCCTTATTCGATTATCGAACAGGAATAGAAGATTTGCAGGAAATATCTCTTCAGGGGTGGGTAGGTTCTTCAGAAGAGGAACTTAAACAGTACCGTAAAATTTCTCTTAATCTGACTACACCGTTAAAAATCCTTCAGTGGTTGAATGGAATTATTACTGATGGGGATAATGCGGAAGTGATGATTAAGCACAGAGATTCTATGGAATAATTAGGAGGTTTAGTATGGCAGCTACCCTAGAGGATGCTATCCAAACAGGACTTGAAGAAGTTGAAACAATAGAAGAAGTAGAAGAAGTAGAAGAAGTAAAATCTACAGCCAAGGAAGAAGAAGTTGAATTAAGCGCTCGTGAAAAAGCGATGGATGAAATATTTTCCGCGAGAGAAAAACAACTTGCAGAAGAAATTGGAGTGGATTTTGAGGAAGTTGACTCTTCTGAAGAAGTTGAAGAAGTAAAAGAAGTAGAAGCAGTTTCCGACGATTCGCCTATCTGGAAAGACGGTGATAATTGGATGACCACTGTAAAAGTTGATGGTGAAGAAGTTAATGTTTCATTTGATTCATTAAAGACTTCTCATCAAAAAGATAAAGCGTCTCAAAAACGCTTCGAGGAGGCGGCTGGGTATTCTCGTCAAGTGCAAGAAAGAGAACAGAAGTTAAATGACTATATTGCACAGATGAAACAACAGCCGCAAGATCAAGAACCGTCGCCATCAGATGAAGCGACACCAGATGAGTCTGTAGACAAATCTGAATTAGTAAAAAAATATCATCAGGCGTTATATGATGACAATGCGGAAGAAGCCGCAGAGTTGCTTGTTAAATTAACGAATAGTGGGCGTACTAATGGTGCCACCCTCAATGTCGATCAAGCAGTGCAACATGCCTTTAAAAGGCATTTGGCGCAACAGCAAGTTGAAGATCAAAGAAAGCAAGAATGGGCTTATCATAAATCAAGAGAAGATTCTGTGAATTGGTTTAATGATCAATACCCGGATATTGCTAATGTTCCTGAATTTAGAGCAATTGCGGATAATAAAACTATAGAATTGCAACGCGATAATCCGAGTTGGAATCCTCAGCAAATTATCAGCGAAGCCGCTGAAGCAACGCGCCAGTGGGTGGGGAAAACCTTGCCCAAACAAAAAGAAGACGTTAGGGTGAGACGTAAGAAAAATATTACATCTCAACCTAAATCGGCTAGTGCATCTGCTCAAATTGGAGAAGATGATCCAGAACCGGAAACGGTAAAGGACATTATCGAAGAAATGAAACAGTCACGGCTTAAACACCTTTTATAAACAACTAGAGGAGAAGTAAAATGGCAGGACAAGTATGGTCCGTCAACGCCTCCGGTGGATATATGTATGCACTGAACCTCAGCCGACAACTGAGAATGGCTGTACAGCCTATCGTTAAGTTTCGGCAGTTCTGTGATGTCAAGGACGCAGCCCATCAGGGTTTGCACCGTGGCGATACATTCCATTGGAACGTGTTTAGTGATGTAGCCACTTCGGGTAGCACCTTAGTGGAAACCAATACCATTCCAGAGACTTCTTTCACTATCTCTCAGGGAACAATGACGATCACCGAGGCAGGTAACTCTGTCCCGTGGACCGGCAAGTTGGATGATCTCTCTGAGCAGCCAGTGGCTGAAATTATCAGGAAGGTATTAAAAACTGATGCCAAGAAAGCATTTGACACCTTAGCCGCAAATCAGTTTGATCTTGCTCCAGTTCGCGTTGCATCAGCATCGTCTACGACAGCAGTGGTTACGACTGAGGCCGGAACAACTGCTACTACTAATAATATAGCATTTGGTAAAGGTCATGTCAAAGCAATTGTAGATGTCATGAAAGAGCGCAATATTCCAGCATATACTGGAGATGATTATTACGCGATTGGTTGGCCTACAACTTTCCGAACATTGAAAAATGATCTAGAAGATATCAAGCAATATATCGACCAAGGTTTTCGCATGATTATGAACGGAGAAATCGGTCGTTATGACGGTGTTCGTTTTATCGAGCAAACCTATCGTGCAAAAGGCGGCGGTTCCAGTGGTATGGGTACTGCAGCTACTACATGGACGAATGCTAAATCTGACTGGATTGTGTTCTTTGGGGAAGATAC